TGCTGGAGAAAAACTAAATGTGTAGAAGTTAGTTGCGTACAAGTCAGGGTATACCGCTTGTACGGTTTCGTTGATTGCACTCTTAACATCAAGACGTGGGAACGTAGGTGCAATAGTTACACGTTCACCTGATGCGTGTGTGGTTGCCTGTGTACCATCATAGCCACGACCATAAGGTGGGATAATTAGTGTACCGTTTCCACGGTCAAAGGACTCAACCCATATCAGTTCATCACCAATTTGTACCAGCCCAGAACTAATGTTCTGTGCACTGTTAACAGATATTAATAAATCTGTTGCTGTAACTGCTGATGTCAAGTATGTTTGACGGTCTTGATTCATCGTGTAACCCGATAGTTTACGAGTTACTTCGTCAATCATTTGACTGAATGTAGCCATTACGTACTCTTCCTGTTTTTGTTTCCCTTGGCAATGTTCTTTGAAGCACTAGTTGCTTTAAGGTTTGAGACCTTACCGTTCTTGTGGTTGTTGTCTTTGTGGTCAACGTGTGTCTTTTTAGACAAAGACTTACCAGTTGCCTTCTTGTAATCTAGGCGAGCAGCATTAGTTGAAGTTGCTTTTTGTCCACGCTTGATAACATAAATCTTTCTGCCATCGTTTTCTTCGCTACCTTTGTAAGGTCCGTAGACTTTCTTAACTGCCTTCTTTACCATTTTGTTTTATCCGCCCAGTATGCTGCTGACATTTTGCCCTTTGCAATATTTTTAGCGTGACGGGCTTTAAACGAAGCCTGTCTTGCGGATGGTTGTCTATCACCCGTCACACCTTGTTGACCAAAACGAATAGTCTTGACCTGTGTACCTTCTTTAGCCACAACTACGTGTGACTTTGTTGGGTGTCCAGGTGTACGCTTTGGCTTGTTGTAGCCAGAAACACCTGCACGTGCTAAACGTGGGTCCTTCTTTGCTGCCATAACTACTTTACCTTTTTTACCGTTCCTGGCTTAATGGGCTTAGTTGTTGGACGTGGCTTACCTGGCTTACCTGGACGTGGCTTAGCCGTTTTTATTGGCTTGGCTGATATTTGACCCTTAAGGGCTTCTAATTGTCCCCCACCAATAAACGGTCCTGGCTTCATGCCTGGTACAGTTGGAAGTGGATTTAACTTGTTACCTGGTTTAACTGGCTTTGTTGTTACCATTCCACCACCAGGCTTACCTGGCTTAGGCTTAGTTGTTGGACGTGGCTTTGTACGACCTGGACGTGGCTTTGGACGCTTACCAATAAAAATTGGCTTGCCTGGATCTCTTGGCTTGTTTGCCATGTTACTTACCCTTCTTGGTTGATTTAGGCATAGCAGGAACTGCTGGTACCTTCGGCATGTTGTAGTTTACTTTATCAATACCTTTGTATGAACCTGGCATTGTGGGCATTTCGTGTTGGTAGTTGATATGGTTACATCCGCAGTTAGCACACATTAGTAAGTATCTCCGCCCAGAACTTTTTTGCTGTTCTTCTTTTTCATGGCAGCATTAAATCCCTTTTCGTATGCCAAGCGTTCTTTTGTAATCTTGATATCACGAAGATTTCTTGGAGACTTAGGGTTTGCTGCCTTGTCTGACTTTCTTGTGGAAGCCAATGCCTTAGCATTAACTCCTGGTGTTTTCTTACCCATCTTTGGTTTAGAGGGCTGAGCCATATGCGTGTCCTGTCTTGTCGCTTACATCCATAGCCTTACGAATTTGGGCTGTGGAAGTTCCTTCTGGTTGAATGCCTTGCTTACGGGCTTCACGGTATAAACTTAATTCGCTGTTCCACTTCTTATTGGTCCAGCCATTGCTAACTAGACTGCCGTTAGCATCTCCAGTTGACATCTGTATGTTTGATGCCCTTAGGCAATCACCCCAAGACTCGTGGTCTTGAGTTGGACATCCGCTTCTACAAGCCATCCTTGTAATCCTTTACCGTCTGGTGCATAATGAACTCATAGTTCTTTACTAAGCGTTCATCTTCTGGGTTGAGTTCAACCGCTTTACGTGCATAGCGCTTAGCAGAACCCTTCTTATTTAGGTTCCAACACGCTATGGATAGCAAGTCGTACATTCTCCATGGCATTGATTGGTCAGCCACATAATGATTATGAGACTCAAGGGAAAGTTCAGTTACTTTAATTGCTGCTTGGAAACAGTGGTTCCACATCTTACGTTCGTAGTAGTAGAAAGCCAGAGGCATCCAAGCCTCTAGGTCAGTAGGTGCTTCCTCAACGTTACGTTGATACCAGTAAAGACCTTCACGGTCATTACCTAACTTGCAATAGGCTTCGCCTATGCCACGCCAAGTCTGAGCACGTTCAATATTCCAACCAGGAATGTCTTCCAACTTCTTGCCCACATTTATAAGTTCTTGCCACATACCCTTGAAGTAATACTCACGGGCTAGGTAAACAATCATGCGGTGGTTAGTTGGGTCTTCTTGATGTCCCAGTTCTAGCAGTGACAGATAGCCACTCCGTGGCTTGTCATCATCTGGCTTGTGAGTAACCAAAGTTTCAACGACTACTAGGTTTTCTGGACCTTCAGTTTCAATAACCTCGTGGCAAGGGTAACGCCACCTGTACCCATGTCTAGCATGGACACGATTGTTGTTAGCCCAGATATTACCTGTGTCCCACATCACCCAAGCACGAGTTGTATCAGGCTTCCAAGCCTGTCTTATCTTGTCAAAGAAGTCAGGGTCAGGAATCTCGTCCATGTCAATAGAGACACACACGTCCACGTCAGCAGGTACAAGGTCAAGTGCCATGTTCCTAGCCACATCAAACCTAAAGTCGCTTAGCGTTGCGCTGTGGGCTTCTATGGGGTACTTCTTAAGTAGTTTAAACGTCTCGTCTTCTGACCCAGTATCTAGAACAATTCGGACATCAGCACCCTTAGTTGCCTCTACCCATCGCTTAACATGCTTGGATTCGTTCTTGGCTATAGCATAGACAGCAATCTTAACCATACTATGATAGTATCATACTATGGGCGTAATGACGATTTGTTAATCGCTACACCCTTGCAGCAATCTGCATATGATTCACAGTCCTGAGTTGGACAACCTGTACGACAAGCCATTGTTAAACCTTAATTATGTAGAAGCCGAAACCGTCAGTAATACGGTATCCCATTTTAGGGACATTGAAAGTAGTAGTTCCATCTCCGTTGCCAAACTGGTCTCCAGTTATGGCATAGAGTGCGGAGTAGGTTGTACGACTTACGGCAGAACCATCACACAATAGGAATCCAGATGGTGCAGTAGATGACCAGTGGTTAGCAATAACACCAGTGGCATAGCCAGCACCTGTAGCACCCGTAGGTCCAGTAGGTCCTGTGCTACCAGTAGGTCCCGTTGGACCTGTAGGTCCTGTAGGACCTGTTACACCGATAGGTCCTTGCGAACCCGTTGCTCCAGTATCTCCTTGGATACCTTGGATGCCTTGCGCTCCTGTTGGACCAGTGGGTCCTGTGACCCCTTGAATACCCTGGTCACCTTGCGGTCCCGTAGGACCTGTCGCACCCGTTGGTCCCGTTGCACCCGTACTACCCGTAGACCCTGTGGCACCAGTAGAGCCTGTTGCCCCTGTGTCTCCAGTTGGTCCTGTCGGTCCAGTAGAACCAGTAGCACCAGTAGCACCAGTACTACCCGTAGGACCTGTAACACCTTGGACTCCTTGTGTTCCCTGTGAACCAGTAGGACCCGTAGGTCCGATAAGTCCTTGTTCGCCTTGCGAACCAGTTGGTCCTGTAGAACCTGTACTTCCAGTTGGACCTGTAGGTCCTTGAGAACCTGTAGGACCAGTATCTCCAGTAGAGCCAGTAGGTCCAGTTATCTGTGGTCCAGTGGGACCAGTTATACCTGTTGGACCTTGGATACCCTGAATACCCTGAGTTGAATCAATGACAATGCTAACATCGCCAATGGTTCCAGGAAAAACTTCAGTAATATTGTTGTCAACTGTGATATCAACAACGGTCTCTTCAATGGTTATGATTGTTGACATTACTGAGTTACCTCAGGCTTTACAACAAAGCGACCTTCAAGAAGGGCTGTTACTTCACCACCAGCAGATTCAACTTCAAGGTCATACAAGTAACGACCAGCAGTAATAGCAGTCATTGTTGTTGCGGATACCGCAACTACGACTGAGCCAAGGGAATTGATTGTAATATCTGTAGGTGAGGTAAGGTCTAAAATCTTATTAGTATCGTTAACCGAACGGCGAACCTGCATACGAGCAGTGTAAGAATCTAGGTTCCAAGGTGTTCCATCGGTGGCAACCGTAAAGGCAAACCTAAATGTTGAACCCTTACGGGCAACAATGTTATAACTACCACTCATAGTTCATCCTTAAGATGTAATGTAATATGCTCATCTAAACGTTTTTCAATCCTGTCCACTGCACGGGCAATGTCTGGAAGACTACGACCACCATTAGCCGTGGGCTGGATAGGATATGTCTGTTCTTTAATAAAGTTCTTAAGTGGGTTTACGATTAACCACTTGCCTAGCATGGCAATAATTCCTAGGGCTAGAGAAACTACGGACAGGGACTCTAAAAGTGTCATACCGTACTCACCTCATAGCCAGCAGCCTCAAGGTCATCCTTCTCGGCTTCGGTTACTTCGTATTCGTGACCACCTAGATATACAACACTGGCTTGGTCCAAGTCATCTTGCCAAGGATATTGCTCTTCGTACCACTGGTTACCAATCTTGTAGACGGTAATCCCACGCTTTAGTGTGTACCGCCAGAACAGCCAGTTACCACCTGCTGGTCCTTGGTCCACCGTAGGTGGTGCGAATAGATAAGCCATTATGTTTTCCTTCTATGTTAGAAACATAACCCCACCCCTAAGCCCGTTATATGACTTAGGAGTGAGATTAGTGTCGCTAATTAAGCAATGCTTGAAGCAGACTCAATGCGGAACAGTGCCTCATTGCGGTATACTGCGTGTCCTAGAACACCGTACCAACCGATTGGACGCTGACGCATCAACTTGTCAACGACTGGACCAATAACCACGTGTGGCTCTTCGGCAACAGCCTCAGCAAGTGCTTGCTGTCCACATAGGAAGGTTGCGTAGGTGTTGATACTATCTGCACCATTTGCAGCCTTGCGTAGACGAGGAGACTCAATGAAGTATGCACCTTCAAACTGACCAATTTCGCCAGCCCAGATTGCATCATTGCTCTGGTACTCGTGTGGGTTACGCCAAGATGCTGCACCAGTTTCGGCACGAAGGTCGTGGGAAACTTCTGGGTGAATACCACACCAGTAAAGTGAACCCTTACGTCCTGAAGCCTTGTTAGTGCGCAACTTTGCAACTGCACGGCGGATATCAGCAGCAGAAATTGTGTCATCTGCAGTGATGCCTGAAGTTGTTGTTGCAGTGGTTGTTCCACCAGTTGCGTATAGTACGTTGGTACCTGCAAGTAGTGCATCCTGTGCTAATTCGTCAATAGAATCAGCCATGTTGAATGCAAGGATGTTAGCAACTGCTGGGTCAACGTCTGCAAGAGACATCAACTGCAACTTGCGAGTTACTACAGTTGCGTTACCGTACTCATTTAGAGTTACGGTTACGATGTCTGGAGTAGAAAGCGCAACTGCTGCTGGGTCTACATCTTCCGACAAAGCAGTCTTAGCAACAGCAAGGTCGTTGTAGATTTGTAGCGCAACACTTGAACCAGGCATTGCCTGACGTGCTGGCTTCTTGTCCGCTACGGAGCGGATTAGTGGGGTTGCACGCAGTTCAAATTCAACAAGGCGGTCGTACGCCTTCTGAACTAGACCTGCGGCGTTTGATGGAGTGAAAGCACCAACGTTGTTAGCGGAAGCGTAAGCGCCACCACCGAGACCACCGTTAGTTGCGGCACTACCACCTGATAAGCCTGTATTCGGCATAGTATATTTCCTTAGGGGTTAGATTATTTGCGATTATTCTGCGCCTTGACTGTAGAGGAAGTTAAGTAACTCCTCCGCAGACGAGGCGTTGTTC